TATAAACGAGACTTTAATTAAAAGCCGCACCGCGATAAGTGATGCAATAGATGGCAAGCAAATAAAGCCCGTTATTAAACTAGCGCAAGATAAGTATATTATGCCGGCGCTTGGTAGCACCTTTTATAATAGATTACAAGATGGCATCGAAATAGGTGACTTAAGCCAAGACGAAAAATACTTGCTTGATAACTATATTACAGATGCGCTTTGTTGGTTTACAATTGGTGAAATGGTTATAAGCACTAGCTTTCAATTTTTTAGCAAGGGCGTATTACAAAAGACTAGCGAAGATAGTAGTAGCCCTAGTAAGAGCCAATTAGATTTATTGGAGCGTAAGTATATGAGTAACGGCGAATTTTATAAGCAAAGACTTATAGATTACCTAAGAGAAAATAGCACTATGTTTAAAGAGTATCTTACTTATGGTGGCGGTTACGACGTAATTGCTCCGCAGATACAAGCTTACACTTCGCCTATTTTTTTAGGTAGAAAAAATAGCAGACGCAAAATTAGTAACCTAGACTTACCTTATGAAGATACGCAGCTATAAACGCGAGTTTTTAGATAAAGTAAAACAAAAATTTAATGACTTACAACCAAGTAATAAAGACAATAAAAGCGATACTAAACATCCACGCGATGATAAAGAGCGTAAAGGGTGCGACACCGCGCGAGTGGCTTTACGAAGATAGCCAACCGGTTTTCCCGGTAGCTTGCTATGCAATTAATAGCGGTAGCTTAAACGTAGGGCGTGAGCAAAAATATAACTTAACGCTTTGGTTCTTAGATAAGTCCGGCATGGAGCGTGAATTTGAAGACGACGTTACAAGCGATCAATTACAGATATGCGCGGATATTATTAGTAAGCTTAGAAACGGCGCTAATAATTGGGTAATAGACGAAAATATAACATATAATTTAATAAGCGATAAATTTGAAGATTATTTGGCCGGTGTTGAAGTTAGCTTTGACATGACAACATTTTCGGATTTTGATGCTTGCGATATACCATTAAACCCTTAAAAAATGAGTTGCAATAATAGCACTACGGCGGATTTAAGACCCGCACAATATAATATTAAGATTTGGCGTAATGATACTTGGAGCCAAACTTTTGCAATACTTGCAGACACTACCCCGGTAGACTTAAGCGGTTCTACTATTTTAGTACAAGTAAGGCCTACGCCATCAAGTACAAGCGTTGTATTAACTTTAAGCAGCGCTAATAGTAGCATAAGCATAGGCGGTGTAAGTAGAAACCAAATAACCTTAAATAAAATAGTAGACGTAGTGGCGGGATCTTACGTGTACGATATGAATGTAACCTTCCCAAGCGGTGAGGTTAAGACATATATTTGGGGCAACTTTATTGTTCAAGAAGATATAACAAGACCATAATGGAAATAATAAACGTAAGCGACGAAGTAATAAATATTAACGTTACTGAAGAGGTTGTAAACATAGTTACCGAGACGGGTGCGTATCCATTACCAAGTAACGTATTTAGTGTATTTGGTAGAACGGGTAACGTTGTAGGACAAGCGGGCGATTATACAACAAGCTTAGTAGGTGAAGGCACAAACCTTTATTATACTAACGCAAGAAGTAGGGCCGCTATAAGCGAAGATATTACCGGAATTAACTATGATAGCGCAAGCGGTATATTTTCTATGGCTAGCGGTTATGTTATACCTACTCAAGCTATGCTTGATGCAAAGGTACCATATACCGGAGCGACGGGCAATGTGACTCTAGGCGAATATCAATTAAGTGCGGGACAAGTTACCTTTGATCAAACGCCTACCGGTAGTGCCGGTGTTGGTGTGCTTAGATGGAATGATACAGACGGCACATTGGATCTAGGCTTAAAAGGTGGAGCGGTTACATTACAGATAGGGCAAGAACAAGTAAAAAGAGTAGTTAATAAAAGCGATATTAATTTAACCGAGGCGGCATATCAAGTAGTAAAAATAAAAGGCGCCCAAGGTCAAAGACTTTCTGTTGAGTTAGCGCAAGCAAATAATGATTTAAATAGCGCTTCAACTTTAGGTCTTGTTACAGAAAATATAAATAACAATCAAGAAGGATTTATTACAACAAGTGGCGAAGTAAAGAATATAAATACTACCGGATCTTTGCAAGGTGAAACTTGGTTAGATGGTGACATACTTTATTTAAGTCCAAGCGTTGCCGGTAAGATTACAAATATAAAACCGGTAGCACCAAGCCACATGGTTATCCTTGGTTATGTAGAATATGCGCATAGTCAAAATGGTAAGATTTTTGTTAAGGTAGACAATGGCTACGAATTAGACGAATTACATAACGTAAAAATTACAAGCCCGGCAAATAATCAAGCTTTAATTTATGATAGCACGGATAGTGTTTGGAAAAACGAAACTATTGATAGTGCTTTAGGTTATACACCGGTGCCAACAACTAGAACAATAAGCACAACCGCGCCTTTAACCGGTGGCGGTGATCTTAGCGCTAATAGGACTTTAAGTATGCCGGAGGCTACAACAAGCGCAAACGGATATTTAACTAGCACCGATTGGAATACTTTTAATAATAAAGAAAACTTTTTAGCTAGCGGTACTACGGCGCAATATTATAGAGGTGACAAAACCTTTCAAACTTTAGACACTTTAGCGGTACCGGAAAATACAAACCTTTATTATACTCAAGCAAGATTTGATACTGCGTTTGGTAATAAGAGTACAACAAACCTAGCGGAAGGCACAAACCTTTATTATACCGATGCACGTGCAAGGGCTGCAATAAGCGGTACTTTGCCTATTAGCGTAACGAGCGGAGTAGTAAGCATAAGCCAAGCGGGCGGCGCTAGCAATGGTTATTTAAGTAGCACCGATTGGAATACTTTTAATAATAAACAAGCGGCGCTTAACGGAACGGGTTTTGTAAAGATTAGCGGTACTACAATAAGCTACGACAACAATACATATTTAACAACTATAAGCGGCATAGCTGCGGGCGGTGAGTTAAGCGGTACTTATGCTAACCCAAGCTTAGTAAATAGCGCGGTTACGGGTAAGGTTTTAACCGGACTTAATTTAACCGGCGGCGGCACGATTGCAGATACCGATAGCATTTTAGGTGCGTTTGGTAAAGTTCAAAATCAAATTAGTGCTTTGGTTGGTGGCGTTATGTACGAAGGTACTTGGAACGCATCGACTAACACGCCTACTATTGTTAGTAGCGTAGGATCTAAAGGCGACTATTATATAGTTGCAACTGCGGGTAGCACAAACATAAACGGGATCACTTCTTGGAACGTGGGCGATTGGATCATATTTAACGGGTCTACTTGGGATAAGGTAGACAACACCGACGCGGTAAGTTCGGTTAACGGATATACCGGAGCGGTTAGTTTAGTTACTAGCGATATTGCAGAAAGCGGAAGCTTATATTTTACCAACGCTAGAGCGATTGGTTCTACCCTTACCGGTTATACAAGTGGTGCGGGTGTGGTGGCTGCAACGGATACTATCTTACAAGCAATACAAAAGCTTAACGGAAATGTAAGCGGCTTAGTTACCGGCGTAAGTTCGATATTTGGACGCACCGGCGCGGTAGTTGCTGCAAGTGGTGATTATACAACGACTCAAGTAACGGAGGGAACTAACCTTTATTATAACGAAGCTAGAGTAAGCGCTAATACGGACGTAGCTGCTAACACGGCGGCAAGGCACGTGGCGGTTACAATAGGCACGGCAAATGGTTTAAGCTTAAGCACGCAAGCTTTAAGCTTAGCGGCTGCAAATACAAGTACAACGGGCGCTTTAACTAGCACCGATTGGAATACATTTAACGGCAAGCAAGCGGCGCTTAACGGAACGGGTTTTGTAAAGATTAGCGGTACAACTATAAGTTATGATAATTCAACTTACTTGACTACAAGCGCAGCATCAAGCACTTACTTGCCTTTAGCGGGTGGAACTTTGACGGGTGCGCTAGGTGGTACGAGTGCTAGTTTTTCTAGTACTTTAGCTGCTATGGGTAGTAACATTCAATTTAATCTTGATGGTACTTTTGGAACTAACTATTACACTATGGGTTTTGGTGGTGTATCAAATGGTTTTAATAGAATTTCGGGCGGAACGGGTACAACCGATGGTTTATATATAATGTCTGCAACCGGAAGGGATATAGCATTTAGAACAAACGGAAGCGGTACAACAAGTATGTTAATTACAAGTGGCGGCTTGGTTGGAATACAAAATTTAAACCCAAGTGCTTTTGTTAATTCTAGCGGATTTGGTAATTTAGTTGTAGGAGGTGGCTCCGGCGAAACGGGTATTACTATTTATAGCGGCACTACGGGTTCAAGCGGTTTAATGTTTGCAGATGCAACTACGGGTAGCGGTGCATATACCGGTTATATAGTTTATAGACACGCTACTGATAAAATGGAAATTGCAACGGGTGGCGGTACTCCAAGACTTACAATAGAGTCTACCGGTGCTGCTACATTTACAAATACTATAACGGCAAGTTCTTTTATAAAATCAAATACATTATTTAGTTGCGGTACGGGTTCCGGAAAATTTCTTGGTGTTGGTAGTGATATTAGCGGAGGTTATTTATCAACAGATTTTGTTTTATATAATACCGGAGGTGATTTAAGATTATATAGCACCGGCGGAGTAGGTATGATTATTAAAGATACAAGCGGTAACGTTGGTATCGGAAGTAATAGCGTAGCAAATGGTACTAGTTATGGTGGTGGTGGTCAAGTTAATAGATTAAAAGTTGCATCCGGCAATTATACTTGTTTAGAAATAAATGGTAATACAAGTGGTGGCTCTATTCAATTTACATACGGAGTTGATGCTCCAAATCAAGTGGCTGCATTAATAGCTTATAACTATGCAAGTGGTTCTGTAAATGAAATGAATATAATTAATGGGCTTGGTGGTGCTATGACTTTTGGTACTAGCAATATTGAGCGAATGAGATTTAAGAGTGACGGATTTTTAAAGGCTAAAGGTAATGCAGCAAATTATATTTCTTTAAATAATTCATCGCACGAAATTTCAACAAATCAATCTTCTAATTATAATACATTTTTAGTTTCACAAACTGCAAGCGATCCTTATGGTTTATATATTTGGTATTCGGGAGCTTCACCAAATAATAATATGAATGAATTTTTGGCTTGTGCAGATTCTACAAATGCAAAAGCATATATTTTTGCAAATGGTAATTTGGCTAATAGAAATGGAACTTACGGAACCATTTCCTCGGATATAAGATTAAAAGAAAATATTGTTCCCGCAACTTCTAAGCTAGAAGATTTATTAAAACTTAATGTTGTTAACTTTAATTTAAAAGATGATCAAGATAAAAAGAAACAATTAGGTTTTATTGCTCAAGAATTTAAAGAAGTTTTTCCTTCATTAGTATATCAAAAAGATACAAGAAAATATGACGAAGAAGGAAATTTAATAAGCGGACTTGAGGACACATTAGGTGTTCAAGTAGGTATGGAATTTGCCATTTTAGTTAAAGCAATTCAAGAATTAGAAGCAAGAGTTAAAGAATTAGAGAATAAATAATTATATTTGCTACAAAAATTAAAAATTATGTTACAATTAAACGAGCAACACTTAACAGACTTAAAGGCCTTTATTAACAAAATCCCTACGGAGTTTGGCCTACCATTATTAACTTTCTTCGGTCAGCTAGAGCAAGAACAAAAGCCAACCCAAGAAGAGCCTAAAAACGAAGATTAAATGCAACAAGATAGCAGCCAAGCTTTGCTTAATACCGGCGTGTCAATGACCGCCGCGACTTTGTCAGTAACCCAAGCGCAACCTTTTGTTACTTTAGTAGCCGGTTTGGTTGCTATCATTTCCGGTTTTATGGCGATAAGGTATTACTACAACGCCACAAAAAAGATTAACAAAGATGAAATTTCTAAATAGTATTTACGGATCATGGCTAAAGCTTGCTCTTACGGCAATACTTACCATGATTATAAGTAAGGGCAATATTTACGAAGTAACCTTAGAAGAGTGCATAAGCGCTGCGGTTATTTCTATTTTGCCTATTATAGTTAATTTCCTTAACCCACATGACCCTCGTTATGGCAACAAAGGCTAAATTATTTATTGTCTATTTACTTATACTTTTAGGCATTTTAATACTAGGGTGCAACCCAATTAAAAAGGCCGAGCGTTTAGTTTTAAATAATAGAGACGCTAGCAATAGAGTCTTTAATACTTTGGCACTAGATCGTCCATGTGCTAACGATACTATAATAGTAACGTTAAGCGATACAACAATTTTACAAGATACCATTTTTGATTATAAGCGCGACACGATAAACAATGTTATAACATTGACCGAGCAAGGCAAGACTATTGTTAAGACTATTAAAGTTAAAGACATTAAGACGGCCTATGTTCAAGATATGCGCATGATAGGCATTCTAAGCGATTCGGTGCGATTCTACAAGGTTTTATATCAAACCGAGCATAAGTATAAGAAACAAGCCGAAGCCCGTTTTTGGTGGCTTATAATCGCATTGGTAGTTATATTCATTTTAAAACCTTACGTATGGTCATTAGTCAACACCTTACGCTAGCCGAACTTATTAGATCCGAAAGCGCCAAGCGCCACGGCATTAACAATATGCCAACGCCGGAGCATATAGAAAACCTAAAGGCATTGGCGGAAAATATCTTCGAGCCTATCCGTACCGAGTTTAGAGTTCCGATTTACATAAGCAGCGGTTATAGAAGTAAAGAATTAAATAAATTTGTAAAAGGTAGCGCAACGTCGCAGCATTGCAAGGGCGAAGCGATTGATATAGATATGGACGGCCACACGCACAATATTACCAATAAAGATATATTCGACTTTATTGTAGCCAAGCTACCATTTGATCAAGTTATCAATGAGTTTAACTATGCTTGGATTCACGTAAGCTACAAAAAGAACGGCCCCCAAAGAAAACAAATCTTGAAGGCCGTTAAAAATAATAGCGGGGGAACTATTTACTTATAGTGTGTAAGATGGTAGCGTGATTCCTTTTAATATGCCTTGCAATTTCGCTAGGCGTAAACCCTTCGAAATATGCTTGCTTTACATAAGCATCGCGAGCGTCTACAATTTCTTGCAGTCTACGTGCTTGGCTTATATATTCATAAGTTATATTATTTTCTTTGTAGTAAGTTTCGCTCCATTCTACAATTGTTATTTTAGGCCTTGGCTTACGCTTTACAAATTTTTCTACATGAACTATTTTTTCAATCACTTGAGGCATTATATTTAATCTTGGCTCAAGCATTGCCTCAATACGTTTTAATGCGTGATCGTTGCAGCCCGTGTAAAGCTTAATATATTTAAGAATTTCTTTCATCGTTAATCTTTACTTCGTTAAACAATCCTAATAGTTCACTTGCTCCGACCCAATTTTTAAAAGCATTAAAGCTATCTAGATCATTTTGTAGTAAGTGTGTAACCTTGCCGACTAAGTCGATTTTTTCTATAATGGTAAGGTCTTGCCATTGTTGATGATTTGCCATAATTAAAACATTTTTTCTAAGATGATTATTAAAATATTGTAGGTAGTATATTGCCTTCTTATTACTTTACAAAAAATTGCTCTTTTTTGAAAGTCCACTTTAAATTCCATAATATCGCCAACCATAGGCGGAATATCTGTTGGGTGTTCTAAGTAAATACAATTCCTATCTTCGTCGTAAAGTTGGTAATTAATTTTAGTCATTGTTTTAATTTTATCGACCTTGCCAAGCAGTAGCGTTGCCGCTTATACCGCCTTCGGTCTTATGGTTATTTAATATTTTTTCCTCGTTTGCTTCGTCGTCTTCGTCTTCCCAATCGCAATGATCGCGGCATTCCGGGCAAATATCAATTTCGGGCATACGGCTATAAGCGCCGCAACAAGTAGAATAAGCCATGATTAAAAGTTTTTGATTTTAGATAATAAAGTTGCAGTTAAAAAAATAGTAATTGCTAGCGGAACTGATACAATAATAAAAAATGTAAGTTCGTAAATAAATACTAAATAATTTTTCATAAGTTTTGCATTATAGCGGTTACTAAAAAAGCTACGCATACAATGATAAAAGCATACATAGGCTTGATACTTTCTTGAGCGTAACGCTCGTTGGCTTTTTGTTGGGGACTTTTTAACTTGTTCATGTTATTGGTTTTGATTATGAAATCAAAGCTAAAACAAACAATTGGAATAAAAAAATATTTTTAATATATTTTTTTAAAATGACTTAAAGTAAAGTCTTTTTTGTTTTGTACCATACCAAAAATACGCTCTTCAATGCCGCCGGTAGTAAAGATCCAATATACTTTAGATGCCTCGGTGCGGTCTTTAGTCTGCATTCTAGCCCTTGATTGCCAATAACTTACCGCGCTAAAGTCTATGTTATACATAACCAAGGCGTCCGCGGTGCTTAAGTTTATACCCTCCCGGCCGCTTTGTATTTGACTTATAAAGACTGCGTCGCCCGATGCCTCGTTAAAAGCCATAGGATCGTCGTAAATACGGCCCGCAAAGTCGACCCTAAGCTGCATACCTTCGGCAATATACTTGTAAAATATGGCTATTTTTTGGCCTTTAAAACGCTCTTTAATAAACTTAGATTTTGTGTCGTCAAACATTATAGCATTTCCGTCCTCGGTCTTAACCGACCCGCTGCATATTTGATGGATCTTTTGCATTTCCTTAACCGAAGTATCTGCTAAAACTACGGAGCCATCCTTAGTCTTAAATAACTTATCCTTCTTAATCTTGTCTACGGCCCACTTAACCTTATCCGACATAGATACGTATAAAATAACTTCTTGTACTAAAGACTCAAAGCCGGCCTCTTCTTGAGTATAGGTTAACATTAAGTGTTGAATATCGCCTTGGATGCGTTCTTGCTTTACGTGCGTATAGTCCGGCACTTGCATATTATATAAGAACTTTGTCTTAGGAATGCCGTATTCTTTATGCCATGCATAAAAGTTTTTAAATTCTTTAAACGGACTAAAACTACTTACATAAAATTGATGGTAAAATTGTGCGTATGTTTCGGGCGAAGGCGTACCGCTTAAATAAATTACCGGCTTGCCTATGCATATCTTTTTTAATTGAGTTACTCGGTTGCTTGGCTTTGGGAATTGTCCCAAGGCGTGCGCTTCGTCTATTATGATAAGATCGTAAGCGTGTGTTATCTTATGTAAGCTTTCGTAGTTTATAACAAGTAAATCGTATAAACAATTGGACTGCTTAAAATCATCTTCAATGCTGCTAATAGCTTTTTTCTTTGTGACAAATAAAACCTTCTTAGCGCCATATAGACTAGCAATGTGCAAGCTTGTTATAGTCTTGCCCGTACGTACTTGCATCGCTAAATATACTAGCTTAAATTCCTTAAGTATATTAATGGCTTGCTCCGCAATGTCTACTTGGTACTCTCTTAGTTGCATTTTAAATGATTCAAAAAGTCAAGTTATTGACTTACTTTTTTATAACGTGTGTCAATTTATAGCTTTACTTTATGTAAAAGATAAGGCCGGCAATCCCTAATTACTATAATAAATTTTATTATTGATTTTTTTTACCGGCCTTTTGCCTAATCATATTTAATTCGTCAAAGGCTATCGAATTCTATATTAACCCGTCTTGTAGGGGTTCGTCTTCTTTTTGATCGACACGTCTATAACCCTCCCTCCATAAAATGCGTGTAAGCATAACGGAATTTTTAACTATGGTAGCTTCCGAGTTGCGAGGATAAAGCAAGTGCAATACCTCATGTATTAAAATTTCTAGGTGCTTTTTGCCTTTAAGGCGTTCGTCTATTTCTATAACGCCGTCGCTGCTAGCAAGACCATGCGCTTGCTCGCGTCCAAGTTTGCGATATATAATTTTTATTTTAAGCATCTTTTTTTAAGTCTAATTCGTCAAGCCTATCTATTTCATCACTAGGAGTAAATATAATTTGCCCGCCACGAACTTTGGCTAAGTATCTTCTTATTTCTAATTCTATGCCGTGTACTTCGGCTAGCTTATTAGTAAGCCACATTTCTTGCTCCGCTAATT